TACAGTTCTTATCCTTAGCGGAGAAGAACCAAAGACAATGATTCTCACTGCTCCACCAACTTTATTCCGTCAAATCAAAGCAGCACACGAAGACCCAAAGCGTGGTCCATTGAATAAGTTTTATTATTCAGTTTCACGCACTGGGACAGGTCCTCAGACAACTTACGCTTTAGAGCGTGTTCGTCCAACAGACCTTGCAGAAGATTGGGACCTCGACCCTACAAAGGTTGAGGAACTAGTAGCATCAGCAGAACCATTTGGTCCTGAAGCAATTTGGGATACTCCTCGCCCTGAGTTGCTAGAGATTGCTCGTTCGGTCGTCTAACCCCCTTTCCGACCGTCCCTTCCCAGCAGGGGGCTTGGTTAACTCTCTTCTCCAAGCCCTCTGCACTTAATCGAGGAGCATTATGAACATCATTACTACTGCTGAACAATTAACTGAAATGGTTTCTGCATACGCAGACGTACCTGCATTTGCTTTTGACGTTGAAACCGTTGGACCAGATGACTTTTCTCGTTTACATCCACTTTTAAATGAAGTTACTTGGATTGCATTTGCAACAACTGGAAGAGTTGACGTTATACCTATGGGACATCCAAACGGAGATTTTGTTCGTTGGGATAAACCACTACTTGCATCTGGACAAAAAAGATTAGATGAAGGTAAAGAGGTTCGAGAGCAAGACTATACAAAACGACAAGATTTATGGACTCCTGTTTTTTCTGAAGCACCTTCCCAGTTACTTCCAGGAGATGTTTTTAAAGCACTGAAGCCTTTAATGTTTAGTGACCAAATAAAAGTTGGTCATAATATTAAGTTTGATTTAAAAGCCGTCGCTAAGTACTACCGAGGAGTTGTTCCTCCTAAACCTTATTTCGATACCATGCTTGCTTCTTTTATTTTAAATAATAGAACTAAGAACGGTTTAGGATTAGCAGATTGTGCAAAACGAGAGTTAGACAAAGAAGTTGTTAAAGGCATTGGACATGCTGTTGAAAAACACAGTTTTCAAGACGTTGCTAAATACGCAGCCATAGATGCTGAAACAACCTGGCAGTTATACGAAGTTTATGAACCTAAATTAAAAGACTACAACCTAACAACGGTGTGGAAACTAGAGATGGATTTAATGCTTGTCCTTGCAGATATGGAATTAGCAGGGGCTCACATTGATACTGAAGAACTAGAAAACCTTAGAGTCAAAATTGAGAAAGACTTAGTAAAGGTAACCGCTGAAGTTTACAAACTTGCTGGTCGTGAGTTTCATATGAACTCTATTCAAGAAAAGCAAAAGATTTTGTTTACACCTAAAAGTGAAGGTGGTCGAGGTATCAGGCCAAACAAAACAATTAAAATTGCTTTAACTCCAAAAGGATTTGAAGCAGTTAAAAGAGGAGAAGAAGTAACGCATCAACACTATTCAGTTAGTTCTGAAGCACTTGAGTATTATCGAGAAAAAGACCCATTAGTTGCTGAAATTATGCGTTATCAAGATTTAAACAAGATTATGACAACTTATGTAACCCCCTATACAGGCGGAGACGTAACTAGAACAACTAAAGGCAAATCAAAAACGCAATCAAGAAACAGTCTTTTAGTTAATGGAAAAGTGCACACAAACTTTAAGTCACATGGTGCAGAAACAGGTCGTTTTTCTAGTAGTGAGCCAAACTTACAGAACATCCCGTCTCAAGGTGAGTATGGAAAGTTAATTAGAAACTTATTCATTGCTCCTCCAGGGTATAAGTTAGTAGTCGCTGATTACTCACAGATTGAGCCTAGAATTATTGCTTCTTTTTCCCAAGACCCTGCGTTCGTTAAGAACTACATGGATGGAGGGGACATATACACAACAATCGGTGACCGTATGGGTGTAGACCGTCGTGCTGGAAAAGTACTTGTGTTAGCAATTGCTTATGGTGTTGGTCCTGAAAAAATTGCAGACCAAATTGGCTGTACAGTAAAAGAGTCACATCAATTAATGGACTTGTTTAACTCCACTTTCCCAAATATCAACAACTATAGAAATAGGGTTATTAGAGTGGCAAAACAGCAAAGACCTATGCCACATGTTTCGACTGTTTTAGGAAGACGTAGATACATTCCTGAATTGTTAAGCAATGACTTAGGGCCAAAGTCTCGTGCTGAAAGACAAGCGTTTAACACCGTTATTCAAGGGTCTGCAGCAGACCTGATAAAGTTGGCTATGGTTAGAGCACACTCTTGTTTTGTAGAAGAACCAGAAGTTAATGTGCTATTGACAGTTCATGATGAATTAGTGACAATTACTCCTGACAACCTTGCTGATGAGGTTGCATCAGCGATTCGAGAATCAATGGAAGGGGTAAAGTTGCCTGACATGGTTGTTCCATTGATTGCTGATACCCACATTGTTCAAAAATGGGGGCAAGCAAAATGAGATGGTTTAAAAAGAAAAAGTTTGAGTTTGATGAAGACGCTCTTGTTGCAGAAATTATGTACCGAATACGTGGTCTATTTTTAGACTCACAATTAAAAGATGCATTTGCCTTAGGCGTTATTGCTGGAACTACTTACGTAAGTGAAGAAGTAGCGGAGATGGAGCAACGAGCAAGTGATGAAAGAGTTGAAAAAATTGCTCATTTATTCCCGTTGATTTTTGCACAAACTTATTCAATTGCAAAAGCAACTACTGAATTGCAAAGGACTAAGATGGGAGACGGAGCAAACGAAATGCCCGAAGAATTTTGGAATCATTTTGCAGCAACCAATCAAGAGTTAACTATCGCTGCTGTTGTTGGCAATTTGTCTCAAATGATTGATTTAAATTTACTATCAGTTGGACCAAGGAGGCCAAAACTATGAGTAATTCTGATTGGTGGGCAAAAAAGTTACAGGGTCAAGTACCCATGCCACGACAAGACATATCTCCACCTATGCCTATGTCTCAACAGCCCATGACTCCTTACACTCCCCCACAACCTCAACCAAACTTAAGAATCGGCAGTGCTAGTCAGGTTAACTCTTGTCCAGATTGCAATAGCAATAATTACATGTCTGTATCTAATGCAGCACCTCGTTGTTATGATTGTGGATACCCGTTATCTCAATCTGGCAGTAAGTTTGGTTCGTTAACAGGGGCAAAAATTGAAGGAAGTGCAAAATCTGCACGGGGTAACGACACTCAAAGTAATTGGAACCCACAAGGCATTATTGGGAGAATAGACGGATGATGAATGATGAAGCCCTAAAAGTAGTTGCTCAATTAAATAAAAGATTTGGAGATAATGTTGTAGTACGTGCTGCTGATATTCGCAGTGACATTATCCCTCGCATTACAAGTGGTTCAACAACGCTTGATTTTGTCCTTGGAGGTGGATTCCCAGGCAATCAATGGAACGAACTTGTTGGAGAGTCTTCTCACGGTAAAACCGCTGTTGCACTTAAAACGATTGCTGCTAATCAAGCACTTAACCCAAACTTTACGACTGTTTGGGTAGCAGCAGAACAATGGGTTCCAGAATACGCAGAAATGTGTGGTGTTGACTCAGACCGCGTTATTGTTATTGAAACTAACGTTATGGAAGAAGCCTACGATTCAGTTATTGCTTTTGCAGAATCTAAGTCAGTAGACGCAATTGTGATTGATTCTTTGCCAGCCCTATCTCCCTCTCCTGAGATGGCAAAAAATATGGATGAGTTAACTATTGGTCGTGGAGCAATGCTAACTAATAAATTCTTTAGAGTTGTTGGTTCAGCAATGAAAAGAAGTTTAGTTGAAGATGAACGTGCAGTACTTGGAATCATTATTAACCAATATCGAATGAAAATTGGCGTAATGCACGGAGACCCTAGAACTACTCCTGGTGGCGAAGGAAAGAATTATGCTTTTTTTACTCGTTGTGAGATTCGTCGAGACGAATGGGTTGAAGTAGGCTCAGGAACAAACAAACTTCGTGTTGGACAGACTATAAAAGTACGAACATTAAAGAATAAAACGGCTCCTCCTCAACGAGTGGCTTACTTTGATTTCTACTTTGCTCCTGGAGGGGAGTGCAAACCTGGCGAGTACGATTTTGCTAAAGAAATCGCTGCTATGTCTGTCCTTCACGAAATTATTGAACGTAAGGGCGGTTGGTACTATTATGGAGACCGTAAATGGCAAGGCACAGAGTCTGTCATTGCGTCTATTCGAGAAGAAGTAGACTTGAAGGAAGAACTAGCAAAGAAGGTGATTGACCTTGGGAAATAGAGTACCCGTTTGGTATATTTCAATGGACCAATATCTACAATTAGTAGTTGAGGTTGTTAAGTCGTCAGGAAACACGTGGTCGTATTCAGGAAAAAATATTCATGAACATGCACACCCCGAAGATTTAATGGCAACTGTTACAGCAGCAGCCGAAAATGTTGGATTAACATTGGCTGCTCTTGGTCACATAAAACCACATCTGTTTGAAGAAATTGAAACAGGTAAAACTAAAAAATGAAATCTGAAGGTCAGAAGCAATCTCGCATACACGAAAACCGTTTAGCAAAACGTGTAGGCGGTTCTCGTACTGCTGCTTCTGGAGCCTTTTGGTCCCGAAAGGGTGATGTACGTTCTAAAGACCTTCTTATAGAACATAAGTGGACTGGTAAAAAACAGGTCACTATTAAGTCAGACGTTCTAAAGAAGATTACGAGAGAGGCAATACTAGATAGCCGTATCCCGATATTAGGCATCCATCTAGATGGGGAGAATTACATAATTCTTCTTGAAGACGATTACCTAGAAATGAGAGAGACTCTTGATAAGGAATCGTAAATGGATGAACCACAACACGCATGGAGATATAAGGCTAGGTGCAAAGGCGTTGATACTGACACCTTCTATCCTCCACGTGATAAAGACCTGTACAAAACAATCGCTTCTGAAGCAAAATCATACTGTTTTGGCGAAAACGGAAAAAACCCGTGTCCCGTCAGACTAGAATGTCTTTGGGATGCAGTCGAAAGAGACGAGCCTCACGGTATTTGGGGAGGAATGTCTCATAGAGAACGTAATGCTTTAATTCGCAAATGGAGCAGAACATACAAGAAAAAAATGACATTAGAACAATTCATATTTAATTTAGATAAAGGCGAATGATGACTAGCGATTTAAAGAAGTTCTTAGATGCAAAGAAAAGCGACCCTCGTTTAGTAGGAGATGTTGAAAGGCATTTGCTTTCAAAACCTCTAGAAAAACGCAGTACTGACGTGCTACACCCGTCAGAAATGGTTAAGGCTGATTGGTGTTTAAGAGCCTCTTACTTTGCTTTAACGGGAGCCCCTATTAAAAAAGATAAGCCAAATCTAAGACTGCAATCTATTTTTGATGAAGGTCACTTCATTCATGCTAAATGGCAAAACTGGTTTAAAGAAATGGATATTCTTTACGGTGCTTGGCATTGTATGGTTTGTGGAACTGAGTTTTACGCAACTTCACCAAAAATATGCAAGTCCTGTAATGCTAACGGTCATTTTTTAAAGTATGGAGAAGTAACGTTAGTTGACCCAGATTTAAGAATTGCTGGTCATTCTGATGGTTGGATAAAAGGCCTAGGCAATGACTGTTTAATTGAAATTAAATCAATTGGTTCAGGAACTTTAAGGTTTGAAGCCCCAGAACTTCTTGCAAAAGCAGACGGAGATTTGGGTAAAGCATGGCGAGGTATTCGTCGTCCTTTCAGAACTCACCTATTACAAGGACAGGTGTACCTAGAGTTAGCAAAACGAATGGGCACTCCCATAGACGAAATTGTGTTTATTTACGAACTAAAGGCAGACCAAGACTATAGAGAGTTTGTAGTGAAAGCAGACTATGAAATTGTTGAGCCTATATTTGAAAAAGCAAAACAAGTTGTAGACGCAGTTAATGCACAAACCCCTATTGCTTGTACCGTTAATGAAGTAGGCTGTAAATCCTGTCTACAGTTTGGAGAAAATGATGACGCTTAAACTAGGTGAATCTTCGCAAAAAGCAGTAGATGAACTGTTAAGTCAAGGGTTTTCAATTGCTCAACAGCAAGATGATTATCCATTGATGCCACGAGATTTAACTGAATTAGACAGCGAACAACTTAGTTTGTTGTTTAGCAGACTTACAGCGTGGTCTAACTACGTTGCAACTCAGTTGTCTGCAGCACAGATTGACGAAAGAGCAGCAGAAAAAACTTTAGACATGACCTCTGCTAAATTAATGGTTTCTCGTGAAATTACTAAAAACGACAAAGTTGCTGCATTGAAGGCTGCAATTGCAAGTGACCCAACTGTTATGAAACTTTCAGATAATTTAGACAATATCTATGCGTATAGAAAAATGATTGAGGTGATGTTTCACAATTTAGAACGAGACACAGCCCTAGTTTCTCGTGAACTTACTCGTAGGTCTTCTGATTTTAGAGCAATTAGAAAAGACAAGTCATCGTGGTAGTTGTTGGGTTGTCTGGGTATGCTAGTTCTGGAAAAGACACTGTTGCTCAATTTTTAATTGAAGAGCATGGTTTTGAAAAAATTGCTTTTGCAGACCCTATACGTAACATGTTGTTAGCCATGAATCCAATAGTTCACGGTGTTCAACTAAAAGAACTTGTTGATGAATACGGATGGGACTTAGCAAAACAAAGGCCAGAAGTAAGACATTATTTACAGGTTCTTGGCTACTCTGCTCGTATAAATATTGACCCAGAAGTTTGGGTTAGGGCTGCATTTAGAAAACTTAACAATGAGGCGTATTCAAAGTATGTTATTACAGACGTACGGTTTAGAAATGAAGCGGAAGCAATTAAACACATAAAAGGCCACATGTGGAGAGTAGAACGTCCAAACGTAAGTGCAGTTAACGACCACGTATCTGAATGGGAACTAGATACGTATACGTTTGATGAAGTTCTAGGTAATGACGGTACGTTAGAGGAGTTGAAGTTTTTGGTGACTACTCTTGTCAATAAAAACTTTTAACGGCGGTCTTACCCGAAAA